ACTTCTGGTTGCCAGAAGCGTGTATCATTCTCGCGTGCTCCACCTTCCGGTGCTGCGAGTTTGTTTACTTGCTGGGTGATTTTCTCGAGACTAGTCTTTGAAGACTTTTTGAGATTAGAAAATGACATAGTGTACTCCTTGTATAAAACGTATGTAAATGTATATTAAATTATCCACCTTTTGCATAACAACATTACTATATATGCTTCCTCAATACGGTTCAACTTGTTTTTTTATGTACCGGATGTAGGCAAACATCTGACTGATTACAGTGATCGGCAAAATGAGTAAACGTGTTAAAAAGGTACTGTGTATTTGATATTGGTTTGTTGATTTTGAACGGGAACATCCAGTTACTTGGAAAGATTAATATAGATCCCAAGTCTAACTTGATATCAACATTGAAATCTGGAAAACTGATTTCTCCTCCATACTCAACAAAATTAAGTAATCCAATAATCATTAAGGTCTTGGAGGACGAACAAACACAATCGCTTGCAATATGCAACCCATATTCGTCTTGATCGTTATTCTGGTATCTTGATAGTGTGATTGCTTCGTAGGTATATCTAGACGGGTGGAATGGGCGCTGATAACCTGTATTTTGAATGTAATATTTGACTGCTCTATCTATTTGCTTGAACATAGAAACACTAATGTTTTCAATAAGTCCATTCTGCAAACCATCATAAAATTTAACAGTCTTATTTGATTGAATTAGAGCATTGCAATTGTAGTGATCGGTAGGATCTTTTGAGTGTATGATGCTTGCAAGCTCATCACTGTCCGTTCTTTCCACCATTGTTTTGCAAAAATCCTCAGGGAAGACATTATCATATATTTTTATGAAGTTTGTAATATCCATATTATGTTACCAAACATCCAGTACAGTCTGAACAATTAGAGTGGTGCAGATTTGTTGCAAGTAAATATTTTGGACCCGATATTGGTTTGTTTCCTTGGTGCGGGAAAAACCAATACGGGGGAAATATAATAACAGATCCTTTCTTTGGTTTGAAAGATATTCCAAGGTCAGGAAAATCAGTCTCACCACCCTCCTCAACATCATTCAAATAACAAAAGATATTCATAAATCTTGCACTGCTGCAAATACTATCTGCATCGCAATGAATTTTAAACTCATCAATTCCGTTGTTTTCATACTTCTTTATTCGTAGAAATTCAAAAGTGTAGTTCTCAGGAAAAAAGTTGTTGTGCAGAGGGAATTCTTTTTTGTAACGAGTGGCAGCTTGGCCAAGTATTGTAGCTACGTGATTATTAAATCTAACATGCTCTTGTTTGTTTGAAAAGGTAGTAAATACCAACTCAGAAAAATCTGGAGCTTGCTCATAAAATCCATGACTATATTTAATTGAATGTGTTTGACAGTTGTCTTCATAGAACTGAACGAAGTAGTCGCAGTAATGATCGGGAATAACACTATCATAACACTTAATCAAATCAACTAGTTGCATTTTTAAACTTCCCTATCAGTATTTGTTTATACTTCTCATCATAATCGACAAATGGAGCAAGTTTTTGCAACTTATTTTTCTCCTCTTGCCATACAATACAGTTCTTTAAATTCTTTGTCCAGTATCCAAAGAACCGTTGTATCTTATTGATAATGATAACCGTCTCTGCACTAACCTCTTTAGCGAGATATAACTTAAACAAAGCTGGATGCTGGTTATCAACTACCTTTAAACTTTCTATTAGATTGTCAATCTTATCCAAGTCATTTTTGAACACATAGGACATTGATTGCTTTCTCATCAACCAATCTCTATATGCCTTCTCAGCGACCTGTTCGTTAACAAGATCTCCAACCCATCTATCTCCGTTAACAAAGTTAGCAGCAAGGAATCCAATGATGTCTTTATGCTTAGCTAACTTCGAGAAGAAGTATTTATCTGGCCGCTTTTCAAAAGTCGCATACGATGTTCGTACCTTACCGTTGTACTTAAAATAATCGTATGTTTGTGATTGAAAATGTCTTTTGAGAGCGCAGTATACTTTATACGCTTCGTAATCTGTCATAGAGGCAATTGTGTAGTCTTTGGAAGATAATTTAACTTTTCAGCCTCTAGCTGAATCGATGCTTTCAGCTTAGAGTTGTTTCTGATCAATGATGCAGCAGATTCTACATCGAGTCCCTTTTGCTCACAAAAGTATATAACAGCATCAATGTACTCCATCTTTCTGGTAAGTACTAGCTTCTCTATCTCTTTTGTGAATTCAACAATGCTAACAAAACTAAGGTCTTGAATCATATCAGACGAAAAAGATTAAACCAAGCAAAATAGCTTGTATTGCAAATCCTAAACCTATTGTTACAACCATCAGCATATCCTTGATTATAGCGGATCTGACGAAGTATAACAACAGCCCTGTCCATACCATAAGAGTTACATCTAACGGTGGCATACGGTCGGTTACATGCGCCATTACAGCAAAGAATCCAGGTACTGTTGAAGCAATGATACAGATAACACTAATCCATGCAAGTGTGTCTGCTGTTGTCTTGCTGAACCCCTCAAAGAATTGAATCACTGTTTGTTTGAATTGATTAATTTTATCCATTTTTCTGTCCGTAAAAAATATGACGACCGATTTGAGTTATCTTGGGAAGTTTCCAATTAGGGTTAACATAGTCAGCATGATAGAAGTATGCATTCTTTAAAGATGGCAATCTAAAGTTCTCTAGCAATACCTTCTTTGCAACTTCCATCGACTCTTTGTATGCACCGTTATGCCTTACTGTTGGTCCGCTTTCACAGTACCACGAGAACTGACATATCACCTTACCATACACTACATTCTTTTGGTAGACAACTCCGCATATATCAGATGGATATTTACCTGATTCGGATCTATTTATTGTTACCTGTGCAACTGCGACCTTACCTTCAAAAGGTTCAGATGCAGCCTCAAAATAAATGTTCTTGGCAAGGCAGTTTAGTTGTCTTTCTCTTTCAGCCATAGAGATAGGACTATTGAAGTCCCTGTCTTCTCTGTACTGTTCAATTTTACTTGACGTGAATTTTGCGATTATGATTAATGTAATAGAAAGCAGTAAAACTTTCAATACAATATTGATTGCGTGTACCATTGGTTCTCCTTATTTGTAGAAGGCAGGATGCCCTCTGCACGATCAGATTACTTCTTGGCAGAAGTGTGAGATGTGTGCTTGGTCTCCGAAGGGAGGTTAGAGACGAATCCATTCAAAGTCTGTGCTTTGCTGATGATGTCGGCTTCTGTGGGATACGGCGGATAGACAGGATGCTCTGGGATTGGTTGTCCGTTCAGCTTAGCTGAATCAACCTTTACGTGCCAGTCCTCGCTAAGTCGATTCTTTTCTGTAGAGAAAGAATCTGTCAGCATGTCCTTTGCCATTTTAAGAAGTTCGAGCCTTATCTCGAACGGGGTCATGTTACTCATGTATACTCCTGTGTTGTGTGAGTGTGTGGTTAGTTATTCGCTACGCTGGAAACCAACCAAAACCTTGTATTATTTATCTATTTGCAATATACATTGTGATTTCGAATCCGAATCTCATATCGCTTGCAGATGGAGTAGACCATTGTTTCATATTGTTTCCTTGAAAGTGTTGCCGATTGCAACCATAATTATATATTGAACGGTCGTTATGTTTCAACTAGCGAAAATCATTGTTTTGCACTGACTGAAACCATTACGTTGTTTGTGGAGTAGACTCAGGAGCAGGATCCGGTATAACTGGCACAGGAATCAGTTTAATTGTTTCATCTGATGGATCATACCAGAATTTATCTTGCTCTACATCATCACCACATTGTATCCAAAACATATCTGGTTCTGCAACTGGAAATGTTTCATTAACTGCGACCACTTGCGCTACTCTATACCCTGTTTCCCTTAGTTCATTTTTTGATATTAAAGATTGCTTCATCAATAAAACTCCTCTACAATTACAACTCCTGTTGCACCAGCGCCACCAGGTGCCGAAGCGGGAGAGTTTGTGCGCTGCACACACCCACCACTACCACCGCCACCATAATTACCTCCAGCAACTCCATTACTAGTTCCACCGGGACCAACTAATGCGGGGCCGGAGCCGCCACCACCTAAAATCGAACTACCGCCGCCACCACCTTTGGCGCCGGTGTTGGTAGTAGGGCCTCCAATGCCACCATCTCCACCACTACCTGATATATTCATATCTCCATTAGAACCTACACCTCCAGCCCCACCACCACTACCGCCATTGACCGCATTTCCTGCTGTTTCGCCACCAGTTGCAGATATCACAGTAATGGGTGCAGCTCCAAAAGAAGACGTACTTGCCGCCGCGCCCACTGTGTATGGTTGAGGGCCGGGTAAAGAAGATGCCGGGTAAATTTTTACAGCTGCACCGCCGCCGCCGCCGCCACCTGATCCTGCTGTTTGGTTGCCTGATGCGGGTGCAATAGAGGTTCCACCAGTACCACCACCACCAATGACAGTCACTTTAACTGCTTTTAAAGTTGCTGGCTTAGTCCATGTCCCCGGGGACACGAATGTATTGATAACCGGAACCCCTGTGGCACCAGCTACTGCTGCAGTTGTCTGTGTTGTAGTGTCAGCAAATGTAATCCCCTGAGGACCAACTGACAATGGACCTGTGTCTACAACTGCTGGTGTTGTAACTCCTGTGGTTCCGTTAAGTGTAATTGGCATTCTTGCTTCCTCTTATTTGAAATATTCTCTTATATTTATATTACTTGAAGAACTTGCCAACCATCCAACAAACAACAGAGCATCTTTGTCCTTCTTCTATATCCTCTACACCGTGCATAATAAATGATGGGAATACCAATATCGTACCCTTAGTTTGTGGTGGATAGTGTCTCTCGTGTCCGTCCTGGATAAAGAATCTACCACCCTTGAAGTCATCGTTCAAAAAGGCAAGTACAGTTAGTTTCCTACATTCTTCAGTATGTGCTAAAAACGTATCTGTATGAGCCCGGTACCGTCCACCAGCTGGATAGATCAAGAATTCTGCCTGGTTGGCGTGAGTAATATCAAACTGCCATGCATGATGGTTAGCAGACAATCCAACAGCAGCAAGACGACCACCAATGTCTTTATAGGTAGGTAACATTACACGTTCAACATTACGAACACTCCTATCAATAACTCCACTACCAGTTACTCCTATTACAGGGGGTTCTTTTATTATATCCTTACTTGTGTAAGCACGGATCAATATATCACAAGCCTCAGGTGTCAATACGTCTGGAAACACCCTATACCGCAAATCATCATGTTGAACTGGTAAATTCAATCCTTCACGCTTATCAAACTTCCATTCAGCATGAGGGCCGTTAGCATCAACATAATGAAGGAATACTTGAGCTTGCCATTTACCTTGTTTATACTTTTTGCGCCAGTGATGTATCTCGCAACCGCGGTACAGTACCGCATCACCAACGTTCATCTTAATTTTATTCTTTACAGATTTATCTTGATTGCCCATGAAGATTGGCCAAACGTCACCTTCAAATCCGAGTGTCACAGTGGCCGATATCTCACAAGATGGTCTATCTGTATGATTCTTTAACTCTTCACCAGGAGCATATAGCCGAGCGTAGGAATATGTTGGGTGTAGTTTTTTACCTGATGCTACTTCGAAGTGTGGTAACAAATCAACCAATAACTTGTCA